CTCCCATATCTATATAAAACCAAAGGAACTCAAAGGTCTCTTAAATCTTTGATGTCCATTTATGGTATTCCCCAAACTTTAATTTCAATTAAGGAATACGGAGGACCGAGTCCCTTTGAAGGGAAACCTACTTTAATTGAAGATAGGTTCATTTACAAAGCAAACTTTACTGGAAGTAACTGGGTCGAATTACCTCGAAGAACCATCCCGCCAACAAGTGGAAGTTGGGGAGGAAGTGAACGAGTTCCGGATACAATTGTATTTAGGTTTAACACTGAATATAGTTCCAGCGTTTCTCAATCTTTATGGGCTATTGAACAAGGAAGTAATCGTTCTCGGGTTCTTTCTAATTTGGAATTAATTCATTCCAGAGCGCATCAAACATCCAGTTACAGTGGTAGTTGGGCTTATGGTTATTTACGTTTAACACAAGCCCAATTAAGCGGTTCTACGTTCATTTCAAGTTCAGTTCAAACTGGATACTTGCCTTTATTTGATGATGATTCGTGGTCAGTAAGAATGTGGACTACTGCATCAATTCAAACCTCGGGATCAATTTTCTTACAAGTTAAACGCGCAAACGATTCCCTTTACGGAAGGTTCAGTCATTCAAGTAGTTTAGAATGGAGCGGAAGTTTCAATGTTGCAAGTGCATGGGCTACTGGAAGTCAAAATATTATATTATTAGGCGGAACAACGGGTTCGAATAGTTCAAGGTTTGTTGGTCAAATAGATGGATATAAAGAATATTTTGAAGTATTAGAAGGTAGTACATTTGATAGTCATGTATTGAACCCGAGTGCCTATCATTCAAATACTGAAACCGGAAGTTATTACAAACTTTTCCGGTATTTTCCTTTGGGTTTAGACCAACAACGTTGGGATCATTCCGCTTATTTACAAGTTTCAAGTTCGCATCCGAATCGAGTAGCAAGTTTTGATACAACGGCTTCGTTTAAAGGTTGGACAGGAACACAAGCCCAACAATATATTTCCAAGAATGAAACTTTCTATATCTATACGCCAACATTGGGCGGAAATGTACTTAGAAGTGAAAAGATTAGATTCGAAGATTCAGTTTTAACTCGTGACCTAAGCCCAAGTACAAAAGTTTCAAAAGGATCATTTGATAAAAAAGGATTCGATTCCAATCGTTTAGCAGTTGTATTTGCTCCGTCTGACCAAGTAAATAACGAAATTTTTAATCATACTGGTTATGCCGAACTTGATAGTTGGATTGGAGACCCGGAATACGAATTTGATGAAGGTTATCACGAATTAAGACGATTTTCGCATGAATATTTCCGTAAATATCAACAAAGATATGACGTAAACGCATTAATTCGTTTATTGGCGTTATATGATTATACCTTCTTTGAACAAATAAAACAATTAGTTCCGGGTAGAAGTGATTTAATTGCTGGTGTTTTATTAGAAGGCGACTTTTTAAGTACCCCGAAGGTTCGAGTAACAAGACGTCCAGTTATTGAAAACTTAGGACATGAAACCAGTGCTTCTATTGATAGAACAATAACGGGTGAAAATTTATATTATGAAACCAGTGCAAGTGCAGCGCCAAGAGCGGAAGCAAGGTACAAATATGTCACAGGTTCATTAAAACAAAAGATTTGGATGACTGGAAGTAGTTGTCATCAGACAAGTTCCAAAGGTGGTTACAAGGCTGATATACCAGTCATTCCAAATCCTTATTCTGGAAGTCAATGTCCAACTCAAAGTTATATTGACAAATATAGATTAAATTGTTGCTATAAAAAAGTAATTTACCATTATTCAAGTTCAGGAACCTTTCAAAACAGATATGAACAAGATTGGTACACTGCCGTTTCAATGTCATATGGATGGTATTATTCCAGAAGTTTAGAATGTACCAGTTATCAATATAGCGAAGAATGCGGAGCAGTTGAAAATCGGTCAAGGTTTGCAGGAACAAAACTTGAAGGACCGGGTATAAATATTGATTCCCCATATACGATTGATAAGGGGCCAGTAATTTCGGTTTGGGAAGTGAATCCAAACTCACTTATCGTGGGCGAAAGTCCTAACGGCGGAAGGTTAATTGTTGAATAGAAAAATGTTAAAAGATAGGATATTTATATAGAACACCTTAAAATAAAATAACATGGACGAGAAAATCAAAAAAGCAATTCAAACTATTTCAATGAATTTTGTGACCAATAACGGAGGAAATGCTCCGAAAGCAAAATTGAAAGTAGTTGACATTAAAAACAAAAAATTTAAACTCGGAAATATAACATTCTCTCAAGTTGAAATTCCAGAACCAATTACATGGCCGTTTATTGAAAATTATTGTTATTTGAATATTGTTGAAATGTTAAATGATGAATTCGTTGAAGATGTTCAAGTTACTTTTTCTGATAGTGGTTTTTTGAAAGGCATCATTCAAGATAGAGGATTTATTGGTATTGAAATTTACAATCATATAAATACGATTTTACAAGTTGGAATTGAATATAAGGATGGACAATTTGAACAAATATTTAGATATTATCCTCATTACCTAACCTCCGTTTTGAATCAACAAAATATTTTAATTGAAATAAATAAGTAATATATGGAAAATTTGACAAATATTGAATCAAAACTTATAAGTTTGGTAGCCAATGAAGTGATTAATCAATTTTCACTTCCTGATATTGAGGATGAGGGACATTATAAATTTAAAACGAAATTGCGCAATTCTTTGGAATTTTATTTAACTCCAAATGTTTGTTCAGAATATTCACTTCATTTTGAAGAAACAGAAGATTTCTTGAAATGTATTTTCAAATTATTTCTAATTGATATTCAAACCGGAACACCGAAAAAACCATTCATATTTGAAATAAACATACCATTGAATAAAGTGAAGGATGATTTTTATGATTATAGAAATACCAAATATTCTACTACAAAATTAAAATATCCCATAAGTGTATAATGCCCTACATATAACTGATATTTTAAATGTTAGATACGATACCGAATTTAGACACGCGGAAACTGTTGACGGGGAATTTAAAATATATGATTTTGAGTTTAACACGCATTATTTTGCTGATGCGTATTCGGAGGAATTGAATATATGGGTTGAATTCGATGAACGTCATCATTTTAAGAATGGCGAATTGCGAGAAGAATGTCAGTTAAGGGAAGAAAGAATTCGTAAATTGGTTGATAATGTAATTATAATCCGAATCAATTTTAATCAAATATATAATTAAAAATAATGGAGTAAACAAATGTATATAAATAATAGTGGAGGCATCATTGTAGATGCGATTTTGACCCGGCTCGGAAGACAAAAATTAAGTATGGGGAATGGGCAATTTAACATTACACAATTTGCCCTTTCCGATACGGAATGCGATTATAGTTTGTGGAATCCCGACCACCCGCTTGGAACTTCATACTTTGGAATAATTTTGGAAAATATGCCCATCACCGAAGCCGTTCCGGATGAAACTCAAAACATGAAATCTTTTTTGGTTACGTTACCAAGAAAGACGGTAAGAATTCCAATCGTTTCAGTTCCTCAAACCAGTTACACTTTAAGTACGGGTCAAAGCGTCACAATTAACCCACAAACGATTAACTACACTGACGGTAACTCTACCCTTGGATACACATTTATTTTGGCTGACAGCGACGTTTGTTCGGCTTATATAAGTGAAACAGCACCGGGTCAAATTTATCAAGGTCAGGGAAGTGCTGTTCCGAGTCCTTTAACTGAAAGTGAACAAGGCCAAGCAATTACTTTGGTTGGTAAAGCAATTACATTGACCGCTAATATGTTGTCTTTGGCCGCACGTTCTACAACATTGACGATTATTGGTAACGAAACTGGTGGTAGAGTGGTTGTAAACTTGACTGTTAAAAAAGTAACTTTAAATACAACTCCAAACGTTCCACTTCAAGGAAATCCTCCGGTTAAAATTACTTAATTAAAAATAGGAAAAGTATAAATGTCATTTATAAAAAAAGGTGCTGCTGTAAATCCGCAAGGCGATGTTCCGAAGGTTGATTCAGGTCAATTGTCAAAATTGGCTGATATGGGATTGGATGTAAAAGCAGTTGCAAACAATCCAAATGTAATTGCAAATGCAGTTCCGGTAGAAAAACAAGTTGCTCCCGGAGTGGTTTTACAAGGAAAGCAAGACCAAGCAGGTAATTTCTTTGTTGTGGATGAAAAAAATGTCGTTCATAACGTTAAACCTAATACACCTATATTTGAAGGTGAACCTCAAACTGGCGGCCCAATTTTTCCGCCTAACCAGTTACCTCCTTCTCCACCGCCTACGCCGGGAGTTCCTCCTCCATCAAACTTAGGTTCTGGGCGTATTTGGACTCGTTTCCAAGAGGGAGACATTGTTCCCAACCAACAAGAAACGGTGACGAGGGCATTGTGGTCTAACAATGTTGGAAACTTGACAACTTTTTATACCTCTTCGGCTCAAAATTCAACCTCTAAACGTTATTATTATGAAATTTTCAATAGCGCAAGCGGGGATTGCGGTTCAGAAGGTCAATTTGCAGTTGCTTGGGGTCATAAACAAGGAAGTGGTTCGGCTGATGAAGGCGGTCAAATTAATGATACACCATCAAGAGCCATTTATGGTCAATATAAGCAACTTTGCCTTGATCCCGATCAGGAACGTTTTATTATAAATGGAACTGCAACAGATTCAATTTATGCAATTAACGTTGCAAGGGCAAGGATGCGTGAATATTTGGATGAAGGAAATTTAGAATTAAACCTTCAAAGACTTTCAGGGTCGCAATGGTTAGCAGGAGGAGGCGCCCAAAACGCATGGACGGGTTCAAATGTAAGGCCATTCCCGACTCAGGCTGTTTTGAGATTGATTGATGATTCAACAGTTGCGAACGCAACCATAACTACTGCTGGTGAAGTTTATAATATTGTTTCAGGAACCTTAGAAGATGGTGTTTATAACAGTTCATCTCCCCATTATTATGGTTTACTTTATCGTCGTTTAGGTATCATCATATTGGATGGCAACAAACTTGATCAGTCAGCTTCATTCCTAACTGTAACTGGAAGTGAAATTCCGGGTGATAATGCTTATAAACTTTTTACTTCCATTTCTGCTTCCGCTCTTTATACTGATGCGAGTGGAGATAGATTAGGATTTGCTGGTAGAAGTGCTGAAAAGGTAAAATCAACTCATTATTTTGTTCGAGTTAGAAACCAAGAATATAATTTTTCAAACAATCCAACCTTCACGACAGGTTCAGAAGGTGATTTAGCACAACCAACTATGATTGGGAATCCGACAACGTATATCACGACAGTAGGGTTGTATAATGACCAAAAAGAACTTTTAGCAGTAGCAAAATTAAATAAGGCGTTGAAGAAAACATTCAGTTCGGAGGCGTTGGTAAAAGTGAGGCTCGACTATTAAAATTTGGTTAATTTAGTAATTTTTAAAATAAAATTTTGGAGTAAGATATGATATTAAAAGACCCAGCCGGTGGCCGTCAAATGTTTGTAAACGCGTATTTAATTTACAAAATGGGAGATTCTGATTATTTTGACGAAATTGTTCAAGTTAAAATTCCCCGAGAACCGTTTGTTGCTGATCAGCGCGTAGTGATTAAAAAACTGAAAAACGGTTGGAAAATTTGGGGTTCTGGACTGAATAATACTCATAACAATTCAGGCGCAAATTCGATAACAATGGATAAAACCGAATTTGATAGATATATTAAATTAGGTATAAACAACATAGAACAAAAAGCGTTATCGGAGAATAAAATGACAAATAAAAGAAAAATTACTGAAATGGTTAGAAGAATTATTAAGGAAGATACATTTAACATTGACAGAACTAAAAATATAATTGGTCAGCAAACGTATGATTCTATTCTAAAATGTAACAAGCAAGAACTTGAAACTTGGTTAAGTGATTTGAAGAAAGAAATGCAACGTGAACCTGAAAGTTCAACCAGATTTAATAAATTAAAACATGAAGAACGATTAATTAAATATCGTCTTGAAATAAAATAATATTTAATGGCAATTAGAATACGAAAAGTTGGAAATACGACTATTGCAATTGATGCGAGGAAATCGAATCATAATGACGGGGATATTTTTTTAAATGACGAGCAAGTATACGCAATATATTTAAAAATATATCAAAAAGATGATGATTTGAATTTGGTAGAATATTGTTTAATGCAACTTGCAGAAGAAGAAAAAAGGTAATAAACACGGATGCCACTAACGATACAAGGAAATTGGACAGTACAGATTCAAAGTAAACAACCGGGCGCTTTGCCTCAACGGTTTACTATCAGTGGTGCAACTACTGGTAATGGAACTTATACTGATGAAATGTTACTTCCAGTCCAAGTGACGGGCCAAAGTTGGCAAATAACAGTTCAGGCATCTGAAACTTACGATCCCCCGTTTATCTGGATTAATTCCAGTATGAGAAAAACACAAACTCAGGTAATAAACGGAAATTATGTTTTTAAGATTGAAACAGAGGATTTAATTCAGGACAATACTTGGGATGATTTGATATTAGTTTTTAGTCAACCCGTTCCTTTACCTCCTGAACCTAATCAGCCGCCTCCAACTCCTCCTCCTGTTCCGTTACCGCCTCAACCTCAAAACCCAAATTTACCGCCGCCACTTCCACCTCCGCCACCGGCGGTATTGGTTCCGGGAAAAGTTTATACTCGATTTAAAGTTGATGAAAAACTTCCTCGTGAACGTAAAGTTGAAACTTTTGGTATTTGGTTGGATTATACAGGCTCGGTTACTGGAAATTTAACTTCCTTTTTCACTTGTTCACTTGATACTGGTTCTTATAAGAAATCAGTTTACAATTCCGAATGTTTTACTTGTTCAAGTAAACCGCACTTTGATATTGCTTATGGGCATGATGGAGGTTCAGGTTCAAGGGATTTAGGTGGAAATGATTTTTATACTCCTTCAAATGCCGTTTATGGTCAATATAGAAGTCTTTGTTTAGATCATCCTCAAACAAGATTCAATATTGGTAACAAAGAAATTCATCATTTTTATGCCATTAATGTCAATCGTGAACGAATGGGCGATAAACTTGATGAAGGAAATATTGAAATTAATATTGCCGAACTTTCAGGTTCTAAATTTCAATTAGGAAATTCAAATCGAAACGCTCATACAGGTTCAAATGTCAAGGTTTCTGGTACTGGAAAAATTTTAAGGTTAATTGATGATTCAACCTTGGATTTAACCTCATTGTCTACGGCTGCGTATTCTTCGTTCTACCGCGATATTTCTGGAAGTCTAACTCAACTATCCACCTCGGCAGGAAAAGTCAATTACATCGTAAGTGGTACGCTTGAAACGGGTATATATTCAAGTTCACAACCTCACGTTTACGGATTAAGTTATCCCCAACAGGGAATCATCATTTTAGATGCTGATTTATTGGATATGTCTGCTTCGTTTTTAACTGTAACTGGAAGTGATGTTGCTGGCGACAACGCAATGAAATTATTCACTGCAATGTCAGGCGCAGCCTTATATACAGATGATACCGGAGATAGGTTAGGGTTTCAAGCACGAAAATTAAAATATACTTATATGGAACAATATTTTGTTCGTGTATTGAATCAAGATTATAACTTTACAAATAACAAGACGTATCAAACGGGAAGCGAGGGAGATATTCACGTTGATTTTTTGAATAATCCGAAGGTATATATTTCCGAAGTGGGGCTTTACAATGATAATTATGAATTACTGGCAGTTGCTAAATTAAGTCAACCTATTTATAAGTCTTTTACCGAGGAAGCATTGATTGAAATAAACTTAAATTGGGATTAGAATATGAAATTGAAGAAAATATTATATGAAAATCAAATTAAATATAGAATTTTAACCAAAGATAGAAAAATAAAATACGCTGGAACTGGTCACGATAGTTGGTTTACCTTGGAAAAGGCTAAAAAACTTGTAGACAGAACCAAAGGTGAAATGATATATGAGTTTGATAAAGAAGGTAGACCGATGTGGGAAGTTTTATGATTCAAATACCCTTAGAAATAGGCGACATTATTTTAGCCGGAAGGTTCAAGAATAAAAAAATAATCGTCAAGGAAATATCAGTTGATGAGTTTGGAAATCCAACTGTCAATGGTAGAAGTATATTGAAAATTAGAATACCAAAACTTTATATGAAGGAAAATGATATGAAAATAAATGAAAATTACAAATTTTCCAAAGAAATTGCAATAAGAACTGGTTTACGTCAATCAGCAGTTGATAAATTTTTATCTGATAATAATATTGATGATTTTGAATTAGTACAAGCCATTGGCCGGAAAAAAATTAAGCCAATAGATGTTTCAACAGCAATTTCTGGAAGCCCGAACAATAAATTTGCTCAGGAGTTGGTAAAGAAGTTTGCATTAAAAGAATCCGTTGCTCCATTCCAAAAATCTCCAACCCAAGTTAAAATCAAACAAGAGGATGGACGTTGGCATATTTTCCTTCAAACCGTTGATGGTGAAGAATGTTTAACAATGTCGGGTTGGGATACAAAAGAAAACGCAGAACATGCTGCTATGATGAAAGGTTATAGTTTTGATGGGAATAAAAGTAATGAAACTTTTAAACGTGAACAACCAAAATATACGGGTTATGAAAAAGTTCGTTCTGAAAAACCAGAAGAAATGAAACTTTCAAAGGAAAAAAAGATTGAAATCAAACTTGAACGGATGATTCGGGAAATTTTAGGTAAAAAAAAAGTTTTGAATGAGCAATATACCAAAAACGACCTTAAATTTGTTGATGGTAAGGCATTGGTCAAGAAAGGAAACAAGATACTGGCAAAAGTTTTTGATCGTGAAGCATATTTCAAAGCCCAAAATGTAAATGTTTCATTTTCTCCGAAATATCCATATTCTTTGACAATAAATGCTATGACCCGCGAATGTGAAAGTTTGGACGAAGTTTTAACTTATTTAAATAAGTATTTGAATGAATCGGCATTGGTTGAAGCCGCCGGTACTCGTAAACTTAAAAAACAGATAGAAGATTTTATTTATACTAAATTAGGTAAACGACCATATAAAGGTCAAATTAGATTTAAAGGAAACGTACTTGTAATTGATAACAGTGAAATTAGTTTTGGAAATTATGCAAGTTGGATTGCCAAAAATGCTACTGGTTTAAAATGGGAACCTATTGGACAATCAATGGCTAAATTAGTCGAATATACATTGACTGAACTTGAAGTTACTGATCCAGATAAAGTTAAGAAAATAGAAGAAATGGCAAGATTGAGTGATAGTTTTGATAGATTAAAGGCTGAAATGGAAAAGATTAAAAAACAATTAGATCCATTGGATGAAGAAATTACCAAATGGATGGAAGAAGCAGATGCCGCAGGCGAACGTGCATTAGAGACCAAGAATATTTTAATAACAATCAAGAAAAAGGGGAATCCGAAAGTAGAAGTTGCTGCTTATAAGGAGCGTTTTGAAAGGTTGTATTCCAGAGTTAATAAGGCATTGAAAAAACAAGAAGATGAATTTTGGGCAGCAACACGAAAATTTAAAGTCGTCCCTACAACAATTGGAGTTCAATATAAAACGCAAGAAAGTTCAATAAAAGAAGATAATGTGGTAAGTAAAGGCTGGAATAAAATTAAATCTTTCTTTTCAAATTTATATAACAAAGTAATTCAATATGGAAAAATTGCCGACCAAGGTATCGCAGAATTGCATAAATTGACAGGGGTTTAAAATAAAATAAATGGCCATACCTCGCGTCCTACATCCCGTTAAGCCCCAAGACTTTACAATAAAGTCAACTACTGTTCACAAGAAGTTCTTGGTGCAACGGACGGATTTGTATTCAGGTTCCTTGCCTCAAACTGGAAGTGGATATAGGTTATGGGAAGGATTATGGACAAGTGAAAAGTTAAAACTCGGAACTCAAAGTGAAACCACTTATCCAACCAATAGTTTCGATGGAAGTTATAAGAATATCATTTGGAATAGTTTTGATACTCGTTACTATCGTTTTCCTTATGACAAATGTGCAACTTTGGAACACGCCAATAAACGCTTTACCAAAAAGTTTTTAAATTACAGCGCATCAATTATCAATTTACCATATTTTGATTATGGTGAACGTATAAAGGAAGGTTCGGTTGAAATAACTGGTTCTAATTTTAATTTAACTGATGACAAGAATGGCAATTTATACGATATTAGTTTGAATACTGGTTCGTATTCAGATAGACATAACTTAATTGCGTATTGGGGATTCAACGATGAATATAGACGCGGTAAAATAAATGAAGTTAAATGGTTAGAAAAAACAAAACTATTTTACGATAGCGCACAATTCAGTGACGTTGAAGGTTCAATTGCTAAAAACATTTCATTTATAACCGGAGTTCCAATTAACTCAACTGGTTCGGGAACTTGCGCAAATTTTGATGAAAGTTATATTTTAACACCCCATAAAGATGAATTTAATTTCAGTAAAATAGACGACTTTACATTTAGTTTTTGGGTTAATTATAACACAAATATTCTTGATTCAACCTCAACATTGATTTGTAAAGATACCATCATTACAGAACAAAGTTATGGTATCCAAGATAAGGAAAATTTGAATGGATTAAATCAGCAATTTCTTTATACCTCACAATCAACTTCATATAAACCTACGCCTATTTATCCGTTCAGATTTGAAATAAACAATTCAACTGGTAAACTTTCCTTTAAACGAAGCGATGGTAAAAAGGTTGTTCATTTAAGTGGAAGTTTGAATTTAGGTTCAAGTAATTGGCATCATTACGCAACTGTTAAATCAGGTTCAAATTTATACTTATATCAAGACGGAACCTTAGTTCAAAGTGGAAGTGAAGTTGATTATCATCCCTTAAATAATCATTCATTGATGTTTGGTGCTGATAATTTCAATTTTGATAATTATTTCATTGGTCAAATGGACGAAATTCGCATTTATAATAAAGGGTTAACTCAAACAACCATTCAAACCCTTTGTGATAGTTCAAGTTTAGGAATGTATCAAAGTTCCGTTGCTGGAAATGTGTTTTATAGAGGCGGGAATATTGTCGTTTCAAGTTTAGACCCGAAACATAATCAAATTTTAAATCAAGACTGGAAACTTCGTTACAGAGGAACCCATACGATTTACAATTATGAAGCAATGGTTCGGATTAAAAAAGGAAGTTTCAATCATACTACAAATAAAACTTGGTTAAAGGCTCCGAATAGTGATTTAATTAGAGATGAGGCAACTGGAAGTTTAAAAACTTATTTTCACACGATTGGACTTTATTCTCCGGAAGGTGAACTTTTAGCAGTAGGTAAAATGAATCAGGCAATACAATTAAGAGATGATGTAGACTTGAACGTGATAATTCGTTGGGATTCATAGATTTATACAAATAAAATTTGGGGGTTAGTGTTGCAAGATCAACTTAATTATTCTTTTTTTAGTCCGAATTTTGGACAAGTAAATTTGAATTTGTTAAAAAATTCAGATGATACTTATACAACGGAATATGTGGAACGACATTGGGATTGGACAAATATAACTGGTTCAGGAATTCATCTTGTCCATTCAGGTTCTGCAATTTTAGGTCAAGTCATTTTCAATACAGCAAGGGCAAGTTCTATTGTTAGTATTTTTGATGGTTTAAATACGTCAGGTTCTATTATTGCAAGAATTGAGCATGGAAACTCTGGCGGATTAGTTAATCAGTATCAATTGCACTATAATATAAAGGTGAATAACGGAATAACCGTACAAGTAAGTGACGGCGATAATATAACGGTAACGCATAGATGAAACTCAGAACAATATATGAAAGTATTTTAGATGAAGGTAAACAAGTTGGAAAGGTTTACCATTTTACTTCATTGAATAATGCTATTAAAATAGTAAAAACAGACCATTTAAAAGGATTTCATGCTACCAAGAATATCAAAGGTAGAACCGTTTCAACTACTCGTGATAAAAATTTCAGTAGACGTAGAGGTGACCAACTTTCCATTTCGGGCGCAGATATAACATTTGAATTGGATGGAAATAAACTTTCAAATGTTTACCAAGTAATGCCTTATGACGATACTTATGATAAAGATGCTGGCGAATACGAAGAAGAGGATAGAATTAATTTTGGAGACGAACAGGAAGAAGTTTGGTATGGTAAAAAATTAGAACAGGATGTCGGCTTCAAAAATTTCAGAAAATACGTCAGTAAGGTTATCATCACCAAGCGGTTTATTAATAAAGTTTTCCAAAAACCTGAAAAATTGTTTGTAAGGGGAGAAGATTCTATAACAGATTTGTTTGGAAACGTGAATGACTTTTTAACAGATGGTCATGGAAAAATTTTAGAAATAAAAAAATGGTTTGAACAAAATGGCTATAAGGTTGAATTTGAAAAATGAATTGGTTATATAAAAATGAGGAAGTACAAATACCTGAAAACACTATCGGGTTTATTTACTTAATTACCCGATTAAGTGACGGAAAAATTTATGTAGGAAGGAAGATGTTAAACAGCAACCGCAAGGTTCGATTAACTAAGAAAGAAAAACTTCTACCTGAAAAT